ACGGCAAGCTGTTGGGTGATGCCAGAACGGAACTGATCCGCAGCGCGGTCATACGCTGCCTGAGAGCCACGGGCCTGAATGTCCTGCAACTGAGAACGAAGACCCCGCTCACGCTCTGCGCGTTGGATACCTTCACGATAGCCGCCAAACGCACCTGCTTGGGTAGCCCGAGCTTGTTGTTCCTGACCTAGCAACTGGGAGGCGCGAGCGGCCTCCATCTTCTCCCGGTCAATGACGTTCTGCTGGTACGGCGACATGTACGTACCAATGTTCTGGGCAAACCCTTGGGGGCCTGCGTCCATGCCATACGCATTGCCATACGCCTGCTGTTGCAGCGGTGTAAATTGTGCGGTGCGCTGGCCTTCGTATTGCTGATATGGATTGAGGGGCTTGCCCTCCTTATCCAGCCCTAATGTCAGTGCAGATGTCTGACCAAGGAGCTTCTGCGCGGTCGGCTTTGCCCAGTCTGGGAGATCGGTGATCTGGGTTTGTGAAGCACCACCGCCGCCGCTGTCATACACCCGACGAGTGGAGGTAAGGCGTCCACCTTCACCGTAACCGCTATGCTTGCTCGGGATGATCATTTAGACACCTCAAAAAACTTCTGGTATGTGACGCTCTGCACTTCGTAGCCATGGCTCTCCGCAGACTTCTTCCAGCCGGGACGGCCAACGAACTCTATGCCCGCAGCGCCCGCTTCCTTGGCTAGATTGTCCAACAGAGCGTACATCTCGTCCTCAATAAATTGCATGTGATTTGGTTCCCCGGAGCAGTACTGAACAGTCAGCATCTTGCACTGGGGGTAGGACTTGACCTCACAAATCACATGCCCGTATACCGTACCTTTATCGTGTACGACTAGCAGCAGCATCTGCCCGTTGAGCAGAAAGCGAAAAATGTCCCCTGTGATAGCCCGTCCCCGCGACCATCTGGCAGACTCCTCCAGATAAGGCATCAGCGTCGGAAGGACGCTGAGCAGTTGGCTTACGGGAACAATGTCTATCTTCATGCAGGCAGATATCTATCCGAGCGGCTGTTAACCGCCACCCTGCCTTTTCCAGTAGTCTTGCCTCGGGTTTTCTGGACACGGTCCATCATGGCGTAGAGCTTACGAGCGCCAGCTTCTGTGGAGCCGTTACCCAACTCAGACACGATCCGAGCCGGGACAACAAACTCACCATCAGCCAGCCGGGCAGGACGCTTGTTGCCAATAGACGCAGGGATGGAGTCGCTCACACCATCGCCGGGGCCGCGCAGGAGCCTGCCGCCATCGGAGTAGTCGCCAAGGTTGTATCCGCCACGAGCAAAAGCTGCGAGGGAGGAGAGCCCGCCACGAGCTAGGCCGTCGCCTTCGGCGGCGGCGGCAGCGTCAGCAGCGGCGCTAACATCAGCATTACTAATGCCAGCAACAGCGTCGCCAATTGAAGGGCCTATAGCACCAATATCCACGCCGGGCTGACCTGCGGCATCTGTTGGGCCATCAAGACCAGACAACATACCCTCTTGAACAGAGGCGGGCACATCAACCAAGTTAGGCCCGATGCCCTCAAGACCAGACATCATGCCTTCTTGAATAGAAACTGGCACTGTGTTTAAGTTAAGCCCGGGAGGTAGTCCGGTTGCCGGGTCAAGACCTTTTGCAATAAGTCCTTGTTGAAGGACAAAGTTAGGGACCATTGCGGCTTGCAATCTCCCCATGGGAGTCAGAGCAAAGCCCGCCTGCATAAGCTGTGTAGCTTTAGCATACCCCGGGTTTCCCGCATAAAAGGCCGCTTGCTGCATCGGGGTCAAGTTGCCCCAACTGTTAGGATTCTGCGGGTTGTTCGGATCATCAAACGCCATGCTTCCGGGGTCAGAGTAATTGACATCACGGCGTGCAGCCATCGGGTTGGTGACAGTCAGCGGGGCAGTATCAGCTTGAGTCGCAGCGGGAGCAGCGACAGGTGCCACATAGGCCGTAGGCATGGGGGCAAGACCCATCAGGTAGCGGTAGTACTCATCCGACTCCCCCGTCATGCCGGTATTTCCGCCATCGGCATAAGTTTCTCCACCCTCTGCCCTGCGGAGAACGAAACGAGGATCAAAGAACCGAATCCCTCCGCCCGGAGTTCTGACAGGGCCTGTGTAGCCCGGGGTGAAATCGTATTCGTACGGGTTTTTACCGCTTCCCGGCGGAGGAGAAGCAGTCTCTCCAGACCCCGCCATTATCACAGGCAGGGCTGCGGAAGCGCCTGATTTAAACAGCCCCTTGGCCCCGCCAATGCTTTGCATGAACATGTCGCGGCCAGCTTCAGAACCGAGACCCTTTACGCCAGCCATCATCTTGTCCGTCATGGACATCTCAGGCAATGTAAATCCAGCGCCGTTCTGGGCAATATCTATCGCATTCATGCCCGGGTTGGCTTTCAAAAGAGCCTCTTGGGTAAGAGCGTTACCGCCTGCGGTAGCCAGAGAACTACCAATACCTGCGCCGCCGTATGCTCCCAGACCCGCCATCAGACCCTTCTGGAGGTTGCCAGTAGCCAAGGCGGTGCCGCCGCCGGTCAGCAAGCCAGCCATCACAGGAGTTAGGGTGCCACCAGATAGCGCAGTCAGCCCCACACCTGCAATCATTGGCAGGATGGACGACAGAAAGCCTGCTTCAGGCAGGCCGGTATCGGGGTTAAGGGTCAGTGATCCACCATGCGCTTTAGCCACCGTTTGGAGGGCGTTCACCTCGCTTGGGGCCATGTGGACAAGCATCGTATCCGGCCCCCGACCACGGGAAGCCATGTGTTGTGCGGCGAGTTGCAGGCTCATTGGGGCCTCACGGAAGAAGGGTTAGTGGATAGTATCATGGGGGGAGCGCAGAGACAAATGTCATTGTCGCCACCACAGATTGCGTAGCTGGCTTGGTTGGCGTGCCGGAAGCGGCGAGGTGTTGAATGGACACAGCGGTGTTGGGAACAGACCAGTAGATTTCTATGTACTGGCCCGCCGTCATGCTTAGAAAATAATTCCAACCAACAATTGAATGTCCATCCGTACCTCCGTGGCTACCCGGAATAGATACAAAGCCAGTCGAACCCGGTATGTCTACCCCGCTTTGCTTTAACCAAATGTATACATCTTGGACGTTACTATTTGTGTTTGCAAACTGCGTACTAAACTGTAGGTTATAAATACCTGCATTAGTTACCGTGATTTTAGAGGTTGCAATACTTACACCATTAGCAAAATCCGTGGTGTTGAGCGTCATCAGCGTGGCTGTGTTTGCCGTGGCGGTCTGATCTTGATCGCTGGAAAACGCTCCATACGGAACGGATAAGGTGTTCAACTGCCCAATAATGGTATTGAGTCGGTTGAAGTAAAGGCGCAAGACGTTAGAAAACTGATCGTGATACTGCTGCGCATACTCCACCGGGGCATTGGGTAAGTTGGGCGGTGCTACCCGTTGCAGCGCTTTGTCAGAGGTAACGATCAAAGTCATAAGGGTTTTTACCTACGTCCGTCAGGTTTGATGTCGATACGCGGCGCACCGACCTGCCACTGGAGCCCAAGCTGATTGCCTTCGACCTTGATCGACATCTGCCGTCCGCGCACCCGAATCAGAACCTGCCCGGTGTACTTCTCAACCGGGACCACCGCAGACCGAACCACTGAAGCGTTGTCCGTTCCGCCAACAGAAGGCGGGGCGTTGTACCCAGAGCCAGAGTTCTGCAATGGCAGCAGCGTCATGGTCACCTGCGGGTTAGCCGCCGAAGACCCCCGGAACGTCATGTCAGGCAGCAAGCGCCAGACGTAGCCAAAGTTGTGCCCGTCACCAATGTCGAATTCAGCAGATGTGATGTACGAGGATATAGCTGCGGGGGTGCCGGTGATGTTGTCGTCCACACCAAGTTCGTGGAACACAAGGTTGTCTTCGTAGGTCGCAGCCATCGGATACTCGTTCAGCCCAGAGTCGATCCAAGCTGTCCGCGCCATGGTGCCGTAGTACCAGATGTTCTCCAAATAGTTGTAGACCACGTAGCTGTCAATTTCGGTAGCGTCGGCGGAGCAATAGAACCACCAGACCTCGTTAAACCCTTCGTTGGTTCCGACAAAGAACTGATCCTGCTGGTTTAGATTGATGTTGCCAAAGACGTGTTGGCGCAGGTCGCAAGACAGCGTTTGGATTCGCCCGTCGTAACGGTAGAACTTGTCCACGCCCATCCAGTACACAACCCCGGATGCGGATACAGCGGTGTTGACGCCAGCAATCGAAATGGCATCGCCCAGAAGCTGAACGCCCCAGACAAACGGAGGGCCAAGGTATTGCAGCGAGTAGACGGAGGCGTCCGTGAACACCACAATTTCCTGACGGGTCTGGACGAAACTACGAATCTCAGAGCCGTGCGACAGGCGCACACCGCCCGCTTGGTTAGTGGCCGAAGGCTCCCAATCCACCACTGATTCTTGAGCGGACCAGCGGATAAACATCGGATCAAGCTGAGTCTCACCGATAGGGTTACAGCCGAGGCAAATCACAAACCGGCTGACATCAGACACGACCATGTTGTTCACGACTGTCGGCACCTGCAAGGCACCAGCCAGACTGGAAACCGGGATGCCTCTCGGCGAAATCGTGTGCGTGCCCGACTGCGTGCCGGTAGTGATAATTGCGGTGCCGCCCGGAGTTGCCGCGAGGTTGAACGTGATGCCCGTGGAGTTGACCACG